TCGGAAACCGGCCTCGTCGCGCCGGAGGAACTGCGCCAGGCGCGTCTTGATCTGACCGCCGACCAATATGCGCAGGAATTCGAATGCTCGTTCGAAGCCGCCATTCAGGGCGCTTATTTCGCCTCGGAAATGTCGCGGGCGAAGAATGAGGGCCGCATCGGCAAGGTCACGGCGGATCCGCTGTTACCGCTGCGCGCCTTCATCGACATCGGCGGCGCGGGCGCCAAGGCCGACGCCTTCGCGATGTGGATCATGCAATGGGTCGGCCAGGAAATCCGCGTACTGGACTATTATGAGGCGGTGGGGCAGGTACTCGGCGAGCATATCGCCTGGCTGCGCAGCAAGAGCTACGACAAGGCCATCATCCATCTCCCGCATGACGGCGTTAATGTGAATAATCTGACCGGCAAAACTTACGCGGATCATATGCGCGAGGCTGGCCTGACGGTCGAACCGCCTTTGCCCAATCAAGGCCCTGGCGCCGCGACCCAGCGTATTGAGGCTGCTCGCCGCCTGTTGCCAAAATGCTGGTTCAATGCCGATACCACAGAAGCCGGCCGTGAAGCGCTGATCTACTATCATGAGAAGCGCGATGAGAAGCGCGATGTCGGTCTCGGCCCCGATCACGACTGGTCAAGTCATTGTGCTGATGCCTTCGGACTGATGGCTGTGTCCTATCGAGAGCCGTCATCGACGGCGAAATTCAATCGCAAACTGGAAATGCCGAGGGTCGGATATGCCTAGCAAATCTCCCAAGCAGGCCCGCATGATGGCCGCCGCCGCGCACAATCCGCAATTCGCGAGGAAGGTCGGCGTCCCGGTCAAGGTCGCCAAGGAATATAATGCGGCCGATTCCGGCACTGGCATCCTCAAGATCAAGCTGCCGAAGAAATCCAAATAGATGGCGAAGAAGCTCTCCGTCGAGACTGTCAGCGCGATCATCCAGGCGCACAAGGCTGATACGCTGGCGGCTGTCAGCGCCAGCAAGCTATCGACCGCGCGCTCCGATGCGATGGACTATTACAATGGCCACATGGAGCGCGACATGCCGACGCTCGAAGGCCGCTCCAAGGCAGTCTCGACCGATGTCGCCGATACCGTCGAAGGCCTGATGCCGCCGCTCATGGAGATCTTCTTCGGCGGCGATGACGTCGTGAAGTTCATGCCGCTTCACCCGCAGGATGTGCAGGCTGCGGAACAGGAGAGCGATTACGTCAATCACGTCTTTACGCAGCTCAACCCCGGTTTCATGGTGCTCTACAGCTTCATCAAGGACGCACTCCTTCAGAAAAACGGTATCGTGAAAGTCTTCTGGGACGAAGAGGAGCGCGAGGACCGGGAAACTTATTATGATCTGAATGACGCCGAACTGGCGTTTTTGGCGGCGGACGACGATGTCGAAATCGTCGAGCACACGGCGAAGCCCTATCCAGGCGGCGCGCCGGACAGGCAGGAGGAAGCAGGGAGTGGCATTGGATGACAAAGGCTATTGTCCCTGCGGGTTCTATCTCGGCTCGCCATTTTGCGCGACGTGTGATCCATGGCGCGCGTTGATCCCTCTGCGGCTACCGGCGGAGGCGGAATGCCCGGCATGCCGGGCGCTCCCGCCCCTCAATTCCATGACGTCACGATCGTGCGACGCAAGACCTATGGCCGCGCCAAGGTTGCCCCCGTCCCCCCGGAAGAGTTTGGCATCGAGCGTCAGGCCCGCACGATCCAGGATGCGGGCTACTGCTTTCATGAGGTCAACCGCCGTCAGGGAGAGCTGATCGCGGAGGGCTGGGACGAAACCCAGATCAAGGCGCTCGAAACCAAGACGATCACGAATCAGGTCGAGCAGCTCGCCCGCGATACCGTCGATGAGCAGATGGGCGCCGGCACCGGCAACAGCATCAATGACGCGGCCCGCCCTGTCACCATCACGGAACATTATGTCCGCATGGACTATGAGGGCGATGGCATCACCCGCCTCTACCGCGTAACGACAGGCGGCGCCCAGGGCACTATTCTCAAGCGCAAGGGCGAGGCGCAGATCGTCCAGATCGACATGATCCCGTTCGCTTCGATGACACCCGTAATCGTCACACATCGGTTCTTCGGCCGCTCGATTGCCGACCTCGTGATGGACATTCAGCGCATCAAGACAGCGCTCGTCCGCGGGCTGTTGGACAACACTTATCTCGCGGTCAACCCGCGCCCCGTTATCTCCGAAGCCCACGCCAATGAGAACACCCTCGATGATCTGCTGGTCTCGCGTCCTGGAGCACCCATCCGTGTCCGTCAGCCTGGCGGAATGGATTGGCAGGCCATGCCCTCCATCGCCCAGGAACTGCTGCCGGTTCTGCAGTATGTTGACTCGGAACGAGAGTGGCGAACTGGCGTTACGCGCGTGGGTCAGGGAGTCGATCCGACTGTCCTCCAAAACCAGACTGCTACAGTAGCAGCGCAGCAGTATACGGCTGCAGCAGCCAAGACCAAACTGATTGCCCGCATCTTCGCCGAGACCGGTATCAAGGACATGTTCATTCTGCTGCATGCGATCATTCGCAAGCATCAGAAAGAGCCCGGGATGATGCCGAAAGGCCAGCAATGGCTCCGTGTCGATCCGCGCGAATGGAAGAAGCGCGACGCCATGACGGTCAATGTCGGTCTCGGTAGCGGCGGGCAGCAACAGGAAGTTATGAATGCCCAGTTGATTGGCACGGCGCAAAAGGAATTGCTGCTGGGCGGGAAAGCGGCATTGGTAACCGATGCGAATCTCTTCAATTCCGCGAAGATGATGACGCGGGCGATGAAGATCCGCGATCCGGATAGCTATTTCACGGATCCGAGCTCGCCGCAGGGCCAGCAGGCTGCGCAGCAGGCGGCAGCCAATCAGAAGCCCGACCCCAAGATTCAGATCGAGCAGATGAAGCAGCAGGGCGCGCAGCAAGAGGCTCAGCAGAAGTTCCAGCTCGAACAGCAGAAGATGCACATCGATGACCAGCATCAGATGTCGAAGAATGCTGCCGAGGCTGCGCTGCAGCGCGAGAAGTTCGAGCTGGAGAAGCAGCTGGCGATGATCCAGGCGCAGCTCGACATCGAGAAGGCTGAACGAGAGCATCAATACCGGCTGGCCGAGATCGGCATCAAGGACCGCGCGGCGCAGCTGCAGCATGAACGCGGGATGGAAGTAGCGAAGCGCAAGGAGTCAGCCGGGGCATGACTGTCGCTTTCATCTTGGCCAACAGCGCCCATGGCGCATTGATCGTCAATAGGCTCGACTACAATCTGGCCTTCAATAACCAAATCTATGGCGTCGGCGCGCAGATCCTTAGCGATGGCGCCTACGAGCGATCCGAAATCGAATTCGTCAAGGGTCTGCTCAATCTGCGCCGCAAGCATTTTGGCGATGGCGTCGTGATGCTCGACTGTGGCGCGAATATCGGCGTCCACATGGTCGAATGCGCCGGTCTTATGCAGGGCTGGGGCAAAGTGCTCGCCATCGAGGCGCAGGAACGTCTATTCTACGCGCTCTGTGGTAATATCGCGCTTCATAATTGCTTCAATGCCCGTGCGATCTGGGGCGCGATCACCAGCAATTCGACCGGCATCATCCTCGCGCCGGAACCGGATTACACGCAGCCCGCTTCCTTCGGCTCATTCGAATTAGTGGATCGTGTCGGCCGCGAGAATATCGGCCAGGATATCGACTATCAAAAATTGACGGTAGCGCTGCGCTGCTATTGCGTCGACGGCCTAATCGATCATCCCGTCTATGGCAGCAATGGCCGCCTCGATCTGCTGAAGATCGATGTCGAGGGCATGGAGATGGATGTGCTGCGAGGCGCGGAGATTGCCCTGGCCGAAAGCCGGCCGATTGTCGTTGTCGAGACGATCAAATCCGATAAGGCTGAAGTCGAGAGCTTCCTCAAAAGCTTCAGCTATGAGATTTCGCCACTCGGCATGAATACATTGGCGATGCACAGGGATGATCCGTGCCGGGAGCATGTGACGGTCAGGGAAATCAAGGCAGGATGAATAATACCGTCTCGCTCTATCGCGCTGCTCAAGCCGCTTTGTTGCGCAATCCCGACGATCCGCAGGCGTTGCTCAACCAATTCGTCGTTCTTTCCGATAAGGGCGACCCGCGCGAACGTCATCATTATCTGCCGCTGGCGAAGCGCGCTTACGATCTCGCGCCGGAGTCTACGCATACTGTTTTCAACTATGGAAGTGCTCTCCATCGGGCTGGCCGCTGGCAAGAGGCTCTAGCATTATATCAAGAGGCGCTCCGCAATGCTCCGGCGGACCGCCGCGCCGATTATCATCACCATGTCGGAATTGCATTTCGGGCGCTCGGATATGACCGCGAAGCAATCATTCATTATGAGGAAGCGCTGAAGCTCTGTGATGCGCCGATCATCCGGCGCGATCGGGCGCTATGTCTGATGGCGATGGGCCAGTTGATGCGTGGCTTCGAGGCCTTTGAATGCCGCCGGGCGTTGGCGGAAGCGGAAGCCAAGGCTGGCAGCACATTCCGCCCCGCAATGATGAAACAGTCCATCGCCAAAGCGCGCCATTATCAGGGCGAGCCGCTCGAAGGCAAAAGCCTCGTCGTCTACCATGAGGAAGGCGCAGGAGATTTCATGATGCTGTCGCGCTTCATCCCGCGGCTGCGCGAACTGGGAGCATCCCGAATTGAACTTACAGGTCCAGTGCCCGCATTGCTCGACTTCGTTGACGCTCAGCTTGGAACAGATGGCGTTCTCCCTCTCGATGACGGAACCGACGAACCCTTTGCCTGTGACTACGTCCTCGGATCCCTCTCCATCCCTTGGCGGACCGGGGTCGAGTACAGCAACATCAGCGGAAGAGCCTATTTTCGAGCAGACTCGTCACGGCACGTCCCCCGTCGAGCCGCGCTCAATGTCGGATTAGCCTGGCGGGGCAATCCGGCTTACGCCAATGATGTCCATCGTTCCATGGACTTCAGCGAATTGACGCCGCTGTTCGATCTATCCGAGACAGCATTCTATTCGCTCCAGACTGGAGCGCCGGGGCGCGAAGTCTCCCGGCTCGGATATGATGGCTTTGTCGCCGATCTGGCACCATTCGAGCGCACCTGGGCGGAGACGGCCTCCGTCATCGAAGCACTTGATGTCGTGGTGACAGTGGATACGGCAATCGCGCATCTCGCTGGCGCGCTCGGCAAGCCGGTCCTGATCATGGTGACGAATTACAGCGATTGGCGCTGGAATCGGCATTCGGAGATGACACCCTGGTATGACAGCGCGCGTGTCATCCGGCAGGCAGTACAGGATGATTGGCGGCCCGTCATTGGCCGGGTGCGGGAATATTTGGAGAGATTACGCGATGAGCGACGACAAGCTGCAGAACAAGATTTACCGGGCAGCGCGAGCCAAAGCGCTGCTGAATGACGAGATGTTGAAGGAATGTCTCGACCGTCTCGAATCGGTGATCACGGCGGATTGGCAGAACGCCAAGGAAACGGCGACTCGTGAGCATCTGTGGTTCGAGCTGCAGGGTCTGCGCGGCTTCCGGCAGCTTCTGACCAATATGATTTCGGGCGGTGCGTTGGCCCAGCGCGAACTTGACGATCTGATTGCAAAACAGGAACGTGAACGTGTCTGATGAAGCAATTTCTGGTGAAACTCCGGTTGTTCGAACGGTCTCGGGCGAAGGCGCGATCGACTTCCGTACCGCCGCGCGCGCGCTGATCGATGCGCGCAACAAGGACAATGCCGCTGGAGAGGCTGCGCCTGAAGAGGCGGCGCCGCCAGTTGGGCAACAGGAATCAGCCGGAGAGGCTGACGGCGCCCCTCGTGAAGAGGCTCCCGCCGAACCCCAAGGCGATGACCCGGCAGAACTGCCGCCCATCGATCCGCCAAAGGGCTGGACGAAAGACGAGAAGGAACGGTTCAAGTCCTTGCCTCGCGAAACTCAGGAGTATCTGAGCGGTCGCGAACAGGAGCGGGACCGGGATTTTCGCACCCGTCAGAATGAACTTGCCGAGAAATCCAAGGCTATCACAGCCAAGGAACGGCAGACTGAGGAAGTACGCGGCCAATACGAGACGGCATTGCCGCTGTTGCTGCAGGCTCTGCAGTCGTCCCATGCCGGCGAATTCGCCGACGTCCGGACGATGCAGGATGTGCAGAAAATGGCCTCCGAAGACTGGCCTCGTTACATCCGTTGGGACGCCGCGCAGAAACAGATTGCGGCCGTACAGCAGGAAGTATCGGCAGCCAGCCAGCGGCAGATGGCCGACCAGCAGCGCAAATTCGGCGAGTTCGCCTCAGAACAGGATCGGCTGTTCGCCGAGAAGGTTCCCGAATTCAAGGATAAGGCGGTAGCCGAAAAGCTTCAGAAATATGCACGGGATACGCTTATCGACATCGGGTTCTCCGATGAGGAACTCTCGCGGGGATGGCTCGGGCAGGATCGATTGAGCCTGCGCGACCATCGCATGCAGCTTCTCATCCGCGATGCGATCCTAGGGCGTGAACTGGCGGCCGAAAAGGCCAAGGGTTTGAAGAACGTCACGGCCAAGCCGCTTCCTCCCGTCCAGCGTCCCGGCGCTGCGCCTACCCGTGGGTTGGGCGACGCCGAACAACTCAAGTCTCTCCAAAAGGAACAGGAGAGCGCGACTGGGCGGCGCGCCATCGAGATTGGGGCCGAAATCCTCAAGCTCCAGCGCAAAGCTGGCTCGCGCTAGAAAGGCTCTATCATGGCACTCGCAACATCGGCCTTCTCGACCTACGCAGCAATAGGCAATCGCGAAGACCTCTCAGACACGATCTATCGTATCGATCCGACCGATACGCCATTCTATACCGGCATTGACAAAGTCAAGTCGTCCGCCGTGAATCATGAATGGCAAACCCAGGCTCTGGCTACGGCCAGTACCAGCAATGCGCAGTTCGAAGGCGATGACAGCCCAACGGCAGACGCGGCCACTCCGACAGTTCGCCTCGGCAATATCGTGCAGATTTCGCGCAAGCTTCCGCGCGTGACTGGCACCCAGCGTGTCGTTGATCATGCGGGCCGCGACGACGAAATGGCCTATCAGGAAATGTTGAAAGGCCTCGAGCTGAAGCGCGATATCGAGACCATTCTGCTGACGAATCAGTCGAAGAATGTAGGCGCCGCGACGACGGCACGCAAACTCGCTTCGGTGCTATCGTGGATCACATCGAATACTTCGATCGGAACCGGAACGGCGGCCAATCCGACCGCGGCGGACGGCTCGATCACGCGAGTGGATGGTACGACGCGGGCCTTCACTGAGACGCAGTTGAAGACAGTCCTGCAGGCGGCTTGGAACAACGGCGGCAAGCCGACAACTATCATGACCGGGGGCTTCAACAAACAGGTGTTTTCGACTTTCACGGGCCGCGGCACGCCAATGCAGGATCAGGCGGATCGCAAGATCACAGCAGCAGTCGATGTCTATGAGAGCGACTTCGGCCGCCTCAAGATCACGCCGAACCGCTTCATGCGTGGCCGTGACGTGCTCGTGTTGCAAATGGATATGTGGGGCTACGCCACATTGCCGGGCCGCAATATGATCTCGTTCCCGCTCGCCAAGACCGGCGATTCCGATTTCAAGGAAATCCTGTCGGAATATACGCTCGAAGCGCGCAATGAGAAGGCTTCGGGCGGAATCTTCGACCTGACGACGTCGTAAGGAGGTGATGCAATGGCGCTTCCTGTCAATCGACCGCTGAATGATTTTCCGATATATGCGCGCACCACGTCAATTGGTGCGTCGCCAGCCGCGTGTGCCACCATTGCTCCCGTGAAAGGCCTTCTTGAGCGGGTTGCGACCTTCTTTGAAGGAGCGGCCACGGGTACAGTGACGACGACGATCGCCATCAATGGTACATCGGCGGCGACTGTTACGGCCACGGCTGGAACGGCAACCGGCAGCATGCAGGAGATTTCGACTCCTGTTGCCGTGAATGAAAGCGACGTCGTCACCTTCACGCCTGCGGGTGGAACCGGCGCGACGATTGCCGGCCATTACTATGGCATAATTCGGGGAGGCTGATCCGATGCCTCTCTACGTCGAACGGCAGCATTCATCACGATTGGGAGTGGCGCAAGCGCCACTCGCCTTCACCACGACATCTGTCACATCGGCGGCATTTGGACCGGAAACATTCCAGATACGAGCCGTATGTCAGTTAACGACTGGTACTGATGCCCACATCACGATCGGCGACAATACGACGAGTACGCCGGTTGCGACGACGAGCGCAACGCTCTTGCCTGTCAATCTTCCGGAATACTTCACGGTAACGCCGGGGCAAAAGATCGCTGTCATCGGCGGTAGCGGCGCAGCCGGCACTCTCTATGTGACGGAAATCACATGATCCCTCCCAGCGAAATCGCCACGGTCCCTCATTTGGACCGTGGCGAGAAAACCATCACCTTCTGCCGCGTCCAAGACTGCGAGGACATCATCGAGCGCAACAAGGCGCTCCAGGCGATGCCACAGGATCGCAAGGCTACTTGGCGGCATATCGGCTCCATTCCCAATGTCATCATCGAGAAATGGCTGATCGAGGAATGGAACCGCGGCAATGTCTCGCTCAAATGGTCGAGCGAAGAATTCGACAAGATCGTCGAATGCAAGCTCCGCGATCCCAATTGGCGCTGGCTCCGTACGGACAGATAGATGGCCCTCGTCACCTATGATGATCTGAAGGCGCAAGCCGCCAACTGGCTCGCGCGCGATGATCTGACTGATAACATCCCGGATTTCGTCACGCTTTTTGAGGCCAAGATTGCGCGCAAGCTCAATCTGCGACCGACGGAGGCGGTTGCGACAATCACAATGTCGAGCGGCGCCGGGCCGCTGCCAGCGGATTTCCTTGGCATGCGGCGGCTGACCTGGAACGGCACGCCAAAGCGCGAGCTCGACTATGTCCATCCAGGCGTTCTGAAGGCCCTGCATCCAGCCGGCGAGACCGGCATTCCGAATCTGTTCACGATCGAGGCCGGCAACATTCTCGTTTCGCCCAGTGACGACACGGCGCTCTCGATCCTCTATCGCGCCAAGACGCCCGCGCTCGTCACCTCGCTCAATTGGCTGTGGATCACTTATCCAGACATCTACCTCTATGGCACGCTCGCCGAAGCGCAGGGATTCAACATCGATCCCGAGAAGCTCGCCATGTGGAAGGGCCTCGCCGACGAAGGGATGGAGGACATCGTCCGCAATGATTTCAACGAGCGGACGAACATGTCGATGCGCGTCATGGGGCCGACGCCGTGAGCGATTGGTGGGGTGCCCTGGCGCCCTGGTTCCCGGAGCAACGCAATCCACTGCCAATCCCACAGGCGACGCCGCCGGTTTTCCCGGCTGAGGCCACGGCGGCCGGGCTCGATCCCAATCAATACCGGGCTACGACGCCGCCTACAGCCGGCGACAAGATGGGCGAGCTGTTGAAGGCGCTGCTGCCTCAATCGATCCAGGGACCGTCTCACGAAGACTGGCAGGCTTATTTCCAGCGCGAGAACGCGGCTCGCGTGCGGGGAGAGGGCTATTACGGGCCGACACCAAATCAGACCGCCCAGGCGGCGGCAGCATTGTTCGGGCCATTGGAACTAGGATCGATGCTCCCCGGTAGTATACTCGGCGTCGGGGCAAAGACTTTGCCTGCGTTGGCGGCCAGTCCTGCTGCGATGGCGTTGGCCCGGAAAGTGGTTCCATTGTCGGAGGGAATTGGGGAGGCGGCGACAAAGAATATCTTCGATTCCAATCTTCGAGGCGCTCTGAGAGACGCGATATGGAGCGACAAGGCGATTGCGGCGCAGGAAAAGGCTGCCCAGGATTGGCGCGAAAACGTGGCGAAAACGCCACAGGGATATGCTTGGGTTGACGGCCGTTTGACCCAGGTCGGCCCGGATAAATGGGGAAATATGCCGCCATCCGACGCTGCGATCTCGGCGATGTCTGGAGGTGCCGCAGGAAATTGGCTTGATACCTTGCGACGGCGCAAATGACCCTCATCCCCTACTCCGAATACCGCCCCGACGTCTCCGACTATGAATCGCCCTATAGCGCATTCATCCAGAACGTGATTCCGCGCGGCGACGGATATGGGCCGGTACGCAATCTTGCTTCCTTTACCTCTGCGCTCGCCGCCCAATGCCGGGGCTTCTTTCGCGCCCTCAAGACCGATGGCTCGGTCGCCATATTTGCGGCGACGAGCACGAAGCTTTATCTGCTCGACAACACGACGCTCACCTGGTCCGATGTCAGCCAGGGGGCGAGTTCCTATTCCGCTCTCCCCTCCACGGATAACTGGTGGTTTGTCCAGTTCGGCAACTTCGTCATTGCCGGTCAGGCCAATACGACGCCGCAGGTCTATGACCTGACGTCATCCTCGGCCTTTGCCGATCTGAGCGGCTCGCCGCCGCAAGCCCGCTATGGCTCGATCGTCGGCCGTTTCCTTGTGCTGACCGGCCTCGTCAGCAATCCCTATACGATCCAATGGTCCGGTCTCAATGACGTGACCAACTGGACTTCGGGCGTGAACAGTTCGGATTTCCAGCCGCTGCCCGACGGTGGCATTCTGCGCGGCGTCGGCGGCGGCGAATTCGGCAACATCTACCAGGATTCGGCCATTCGTCGCATGACTTTCATGGCCGGCTCGCAGGAAGTGTTCCAGATCCAGCGCATCTCCGAAGACATCGGCATGTATAGCGCGGGATCGCTAATCCGCTCGAATAACCGGCAATTCTTCTTCTCGACGGCCGGCTTCCAGATGATCGATGCCTCTGGCCAGTTGACGCCAATCGGCAAAGAGCGCGTCGATCGGACCTTCCTCGCCGATCTTGACATTTCCAATTTGCAGCTGTTCATCGGGGCGTCAGATCCGCGGTCGAGCCGTGTGTTCTGGGCCTATAAATCCGTAGACGGCACAACGGCGCAGTTTGACAAGATCCTCTGCTATGATTGGGCGCTCGACCGCTGGGCGCCCATCACCATGTCCGGTGAATTTATCTCTTCGCTGGCGCAGCCCGGCGTCACGCTTGAAAATCTCGACATGATCTCCGGATCGCTCGATGCGTTGGTGCCGTCGCTCGATAGCTTTGTCGTGGCGAAGACAACAGAGCTCGCCGGCTTTACCGCGGATCACAAGCTTGCGTTGTTCGGCGGCGCGAACCTGGAGGCGCAGCTTCATACGGCGGAATTCAGCCGGGAAGGCCTTGGCGGCGGCCAGGGCGGCATGTTCATCCGGTCGTTCCGGCCAATCACGGATGCGCCCGACGTCAAGGGATCGATCCTGTCCCGTATGCGGCAGAGCGATATTGCGACAGTGACGGCGGAGCGGTCGATTGATGTCGACGGCAATGTGAATGTGCGCAAGTCGGCCCGCTTCATGCGGGCACGGCTGCGTTTTCCGGCCGGCACGACATGGACATTTGCCAAAGGCATCGAGCCGGCCGTGACTGGCGACGGTCGCCGCGCCGGCAGTGGCATCGGGTCATTTACGCTCGACAAGAGCGTTCTTGGAGGAACAGATGTTCTGGGCTAGGTCGGCGTTTTTTGCGGCACTGCTGGCGGCCTCGCAAGTGTGGGGGCAAAGTTCGCCGGGCTTCGTCATTCACCAGGTGCTGACGGCCGATCAGTTGAATTCCGCGTTTGCCGGCAAGCAGGATTATCCGGTTTCGCCCGGCAGCATCGGGCTTCCGGACGGCCAGTTATTGATTGGAAATGCCTCCAATCTGGCGGCAGCCAAGGCGCTCTCAGGCGATTGCACGATCACCAATGCCGGCGTCATCACCTGTACGAAGACGGGCGGCGTCGCGTTTGCTGCGTCGGCAACCACCAATGCGCTGAATGCAAGCAATATTTCAAGCGGAACACTTGCGGCGGCACGGGGCGGTGCAGGAACCATTACCGGCGCACTGAACGGCAATGGCGCGGGAGTCGTCTCGCAGGCCGCCTGCGCTGATCTCTCGAATGCAGCGGCGTCATGCGCGACTGATGCAACGAATGCTTCCAATCTCAGCAGCGGCACCTTGCCGGCCGGCCGTTTGCCCGCGCTGACGGGCGATATCACAAGCTCGGCCGGCAGTGCCGCGACGACTCTGGCGACAGTCAATAGCAATACCGGATCATTCGGCACTGGGTCGGCAATCCCGAATTTCACGGTCAATGGGAAAGGCCTGATCACGGCGGCCGGCTCGACGACGTTATCGGCCAGCAATATTACGACTGGCACACTTCCCTCGGCACAGATGTCGGCGGCAAATCTCGCGGCGAGCGGCAATGGTGGCGTGACCGGCAATCTCCCAGTCACCAATCTCAATTCCGGCACAAGTGCTTCATCTGCCACCTTCTGGCGTGGTGACGGTTCTTGGGCAACGCCTTCCGGCAGCAGCGGTGGCCTTGTTTCCGTCGTCACCTATTCCTCTACCCAGACCATCACGATTCCAACTGGCGCGACCAAAGCATTCGTCCGAATGTGGGGCGGAACAGGCGGAAGCGGTGGCACCGGCACCGCTGGAACCACGGGGGGAACCGGCGCCGCCGGCTATCTCGAAAAGTATCTGACGAGCCTGACGCCCGGTAATACTTTGGCCTATACGCAAGGTGCAGCAGGCGCTGCGGGAGCTTCCGGAGGAGGTGGCAGCGGCGGAAACGGTACCGCCTCGACCTTAGCCAGCGGTTTACAATCCATTACGACGCTGACGGCAAATGGCAGCAATGGATCGGCTGGTGCGAGTGGAAGCGCCAGCGCTGGAACAGCCGGCGGCACTGCTACGAATGGTGATTTGAATCTTTCCGGATTGGCTGGAATGGATGGTGGTTTTGCCAATTTTACCGCTGATAGCGGCGGTAGTCCCACTGCATTCACTATATTCACATCGTTCGGTACTGGCGGATCAAATACGAACTCTCAAGGCTCCAATGGAGTACTCGCGACGGGTTCGAGTCTTGCCGGTAATGCCGGCCGTTCCGGTGGTCTTGTCATCTTCTGGTTTCAATGAGTGCAACCCTCCTGACGCCCTTCGACGTCCGCGATCCGGCTCGTCTCGCCAATATCGTCAATCAGCTTGCGCAAGGCCGCTCCAATGCCGGAGGGCGTTTCACTTGCGGTCTCAGTTCGGCCACCACAACCATCTCCGATCGCAATGTTGGCTCGGATTCCAAGATCAGCATCTGTCCCGCTACAGCCGCTGCGGGAGCCGAACTAGCCTCGGGCAACCTCTATATCGACACGATCAATGCTGGCAGCTTCGTCGTCCATCATGCCAACAACGCCACGACTGGCCGAACCTTCATGTATACCATCCAGGGCTGAGGGCTTCTGTCTCGCGCCTGATCAAATCCCACAATTCTGGCCGCATATCGCCGGCTTCATCGAGAAATCATGCCGCCGCAGTGGCCTCGGAAACTTCCTCACCATCGCGGAAGCCATCCATGCCGGCCGCATGCTGGCCTGGATTGCATGGGATGGCACGAAGATCATCGCAGTAGCCGTGACGCAAGTAACGATTTGCAATGGCGCAAAGATCGGAACCATCGTCGCCTGCGGTGGCTCCGGCTATGTCAGTTTCGGTCATATCCGCGATGCCATGGAAGATCACTTCCGCGCCGAAGGCTGCAGTGCCTCGCGCATCATCGGCCGCAAGGGATGGGCGCGGCGATTGACCGGTTATCGCATCAAGGCTCTCGTGCTCGAAAAGGTTCTCTAGAGATGGGCGGCGAATCCTCTTCCCAGACGCAACAGCAGACGGTCTCAAATCCGTGGGAGCCGGCGCAGCCCGCCTTGCAGGGCGTGCTCGGGCAATTGAATGACGCCATCCCGAATACGGGGCTGAATGCGAGCGAGACCGGCGCGTTCAATCAGTTGCTGGGCAGCGCGGCGCAAGGCAATCCATTCGCCGGCCAGATCAACGATTACGTGAAGAATCTGCTCTCCGGCGGCGGCGCGAATGCGCAGTCCGGAGCCGTGCAGGGCAGCTACGATACCCTGAAATCTCAGCTGATGCCCTGGGCCAATGGTGCGATGGGCGATCCGACCAACAATCCGGCGCTACGCCAGATGCTCGATGTGATTCGGGCCGACACCACGAATTCGATCAATTCACAATTTGCGGGCGCGGGCCGTGATTTCTCCGGGATCAATCAGCAGGCGCTCGCACGCGGCCTCGCCTCGGGCGAAGCGCCGATCCTGCTCCAGGCGCAGACCCAGGGCCTCGGTGCGGCCAAGGATCTCTACAACGCCGGCAACACGACATCCGGCATCCTCTCCGGCTTCAACCAGCAGGGACTGGCCAATCAGGGCCAGGGTCTTGCCAATAATCAGGCGGCGCTCGATGCCAACAATTACGGCGCGCAGACGACGCTCAATCTACAGGACATGATGCGCGGATTGCCTATCCAGAATCTCAGCCGGATCGCGCAATTGCTGGTGCCTATTGCCGGCCTCGGCGGGCAGACGAACTCGACGAGCAATACGACGAATCAAGCATCCGGCGCAACGCAGTTCGGACAGATCGCGGGCGGTCTCGGGAACCTGGGCAAGCTATTCTCCGATCGAGCGATGAAGGAAAACATCATCCGCATTGGTGAACTCGAAAATGGCCTCGGCGTCTACAGATTCGCCTATAAGGGCTTCGTCGGCGAGCGCATCGGTCTGATGGATGATGAAGTGGCCCAAATCCATCCAGCGGCGGTCATTCCGACGCTGCTGTTCAATATGGTCGATTATGACCAGGCGGTGCTTTGATGGCGGGTCTGCTTGACTTCGTTCCGGGGCTGGGCGGTGGCGGGGCCGGGATCCTGGGCGGCGGCGCATCGCCCGATGAAGAATTCTGGCGCCGGCTGCTTTCATCACAAGCCGCTCCGGCCGCGCCGGATGCCGGACCGCCATCTGATCCTCTGTCCCGATTCAGCCAGCTATCAGGCAATCCCGGTCAGCTTGGTACCGGATGGCCGGGCGCATCTCCCGGCATGCCGAAATGGCTCGCCGATCTGAGCGGTGGACCGGCAGCGATGAATGGCGGACCTGCCGAAGGCTTCGCCATGCCGCAGCCGCGGTCGGCCTTCGGCGCAGGCGCTTCGCCGATGTCCTGGCCGGGCATTGGCGCTCTCCCGCCGCCGGTTCCCCCTCCGGCTCCGGCGCAAGAGCCGGTCGCCATGTCTCCACAATCCTCCGCTCCGGACGTCGGAGGAGCGCTTGGCGGCATTGGCGACCGGCTCTCCGCGGGCGCAATGGGCTTCTTGAATGGCGGCGCGCTTTTCCCGGCGATCGGAAATCTCATCCAGGGCCTGGCGACAGGCAAACGGACCGATCCGCAGGGCATGATGCTCGATCAGCAGCAGGCCGTCTTCAAGTATCTGGTCTCGAATGGCACGCCGGCCGGCCAGGCGGCTATCATTGCGCAGAATCCGAAGGCGCAAGAGCTGTTCATTGCGCAGATGGTGCAGCCGAAACAGAAGTTCCAGCAGGTCGGCGAGGACATGTTCGGCGGCAAGCAGTTCGGTCTCGTCAATGAGACGGCGGGAACGGTCTCGCCCTATGCGCCGGGGTCGAGCGGCGCGATCGGCGCGTCGGGCGGCGGCGGTTCGGATTTCCTCGCCAAGGGCGTGTCGCAGGTCAATAGCGATCTCGCCGGACAGGATTATCTCAAGCAATTCTCGCCCGAGATTCAGGCGGCTGTACGCAATTACATCGAAGGCAAATCGATGCCGACCGGCAATCCGCGCAAGGGCTTCACCCAGGCGGTGAAAATGATCGCGCAGAAGACGGCCGCCGATGAAGGCTCTTCGGCCGACGATACGACCTTCGCGGCGCGCCGCCAGATGCGCAACCAGCTCAGCACTGCCGCGCCAAATTCGCTCGGCGGCCAGATCAATATCGGCAATACGGCGATCGGGCATCTGCAGGACTTGAGCCAGAAGGCGCTGGCGCTTGGCAATTATACGATCGGCGGACCATATATTTCCTCATGGATCAATGCTGGACGTGGCGCGATCTCGTCGGAGCAATCGGCCAAGATGGAGGCGCTCAAGGGCGCGGCGCAGCATTACGGCCAGGAAATCACGAAGTTCTACGCCGGATCGCCGGGCGGGGAAGCGGAGCGCAATCGCTTCATGGATGCGGTGAGCGCGACGAAGACGCCGCAGGAACTGGCGGCCGTCATCGAGACGGAGGCCGAACTTGCCCATAGCCGCGTCCAGGCGCTGCAGAGCCAGATTCGCGGGACACTCGGTGATCAGGGTGTGCAGCAATATCCAGTGATCCGGCCAGAGACGGAGACGGCGCTGGGGCAGATTACAAGCAATGTGAACAAGCTGCGGGGTGGGCCGGGTAGCGCAACTCCGGCTACGGCGCCCGCAAGTCCGGCCCTTCCCAACGTCAAGCTCGGCGAATGGACCGATTTTGGCGGCGGCTGGCGCGTCATGCGGGAGCGCTGAAATGGCCGACTACTTTCGCATCGAAGGGCCCAATGGCGAAATCTATCGGATTCAGGGCAACGGCACTTTTGAAGATGCCTTCACACAATTGAGAGGCGGCAAGCCCAAAGGGCCGGCTTTCGAATCACCCGAATTCGATCAGGCGCTCGCCGAAAAATATGGCGCCTCGCCGGAGCATGTCCGCGGTCTCAAGGAATCCGCTTCTGCTGCGGCCGCCTTGGAAGGCGTTCCGATTGCCGGCGCTGGCGTCAATAGACTCGGCGGCTATCTCTCCGCCTTGTCTGGCGGTGGCGCAACCGGAGAGAATTTCAGCGAGCGGGCGAAGCGCAATTCGGAACTGGATGCGGAGATCCAGGCAGCCTACCGGGAGGCGCATCCGATCGAATCCACGGTGGCGCCCATCTTCGGCGGCGGCGTCGCCCTCGGTGGTCTTGGGGCGACGGCGGCGGGCGCGCGGGCGCTCGGGATCGTCGGCGGCGGCATCGGCCGGCAGGCAGGCGCGGGCGCGTTGAGCGGCGGCGCTATCGGCGGGGCGGATGCGGCGGCGCGCGGCGGCGATATTGGGACAGGCGCGGCACTCGGCGCGCTGCTCGGCGGCGCTGCGCCGGCGGCCATCCGCGCGGGCGCCGCGGTCGCTTCCCCCGTTATCAGCAATATTGCCGCGCGAATGAATCCGGAGCGGTACGCGCAAGGCCAGGTCGCTCGCGCCCTGACGGAGAGCGGTCAGACGCCTCAGCAGATTGCCGATGCGGTCACGCAGGCGGCGCGCGAGGGCCAGGCGATGTTTACCCCGGCCGACGCGATGGGCAATGCCGGGCAGCGCATGCTGTCGACTGTTGCGCGCGCGCCGGGAGAAGGTCGACAGGCCGTCGTCGATTACCTGGAGAGCCGGCAAGCCGGCCAGGGCCGCCGCATCGCCTCGCAACTGGCGGAAGGCTTCAATTCGCCGCTGCCGGCCGAACAGGTCTCGGCTGCGCGGACGGCGGCGCGCGATGCCGCGGCGAATGTCGAATATGAAGCTGCTCGGCAGAATGCTGGGCCTGTCGATCTCTCCCGCGCCATTGCCAATATCGA